TTAATGCGCCTATACACATCACAAAACAATCAAATGCATTACTATTAACTTTATTTATTTTCCCTTAAACAATATTTTTGTATATAATGTCTTCTCGCGTTGTTTACGTTGGTCGACAATTTTTATGTTATCTTTGTTATTTGTTATAAATGTTATTGTGAACTACTTCTATCACACATTGTGTATAGAAGAGATTATTTCGTTGTCTAATCAAGTAAAGATAGGTGTTTCTAATAAGTATAATTATACTCGCGAACAGTATATAGCTTTATTGGAGGGAACTATTTCTTTGGTTAGATTACCGTTGTTTTCTATTCCTATGGGAGCGCGAGCAAAGTATATGAAAACGCTCTCGGATATTTTAAGACAATTCGAGACATCTTCAGCTGATGCTACGCTTAGAAAACAACCTTATGGTATTCTGCTGTCGGGTCCACCTGGGTCAGGTAAGACCTCTTTAGCTATTAAGTTAGCTCAGCATTTACTCCGGAGCATGGGTGAAGCTCCATCGGCTAGTAAGATCGTAACCCTAAATGAGACTGATCAATACCAATCCGAGTATCGTTCTGATCATAAAGTCGTTATATTTGACGATTTAGATCAAGAATCGCCTGGACAGGGTGTAATTCAGAATCCTTATAGAAAGATTATTGATTTTATTAATAATATCCGAAAAACTGCACTTAACCCTAATTTAGAAATGAAAGGTAATGTGCAAATTCAACCCGATATAGTGATAATCACGACTAATGCTTATTTGCAAAATGATCCAGTTAACATCACATGGTGTAATAATTGGATTAGATTTCCAGAAGCTATTATGCGCAGATTGCCGCTAAAAGTTGTTGCTGATTTCGATGGTGTAACACGAGAACGTGTTTATGGTTATGCTTTGAAAGATGAGTATCACCAACCCAGAGAACGTGTGACAAAATATATGAATCGCTGTCATCAATCTGATATTGATAATATTTTTATGATTGCTGAGAGGGATTTCTTAAAACATATGGATGAGCAGAGAAAGTTTATCAAGACAGTGAATGATTCTTTTACTCCTGAAAGAAAAGAATCTCCTGCATTGATGCTTTTTCACCATATATCTGTATCTATGTTTTCTTCAAATCAAGATTTATTTCAAGGTTTGGGTAAACATGGTAGAAAAGTTGTGAAATCGATTAAAAATTCATATCTTAGACATATAGTAACTACCATTCCTTCCCCTTTTAAGTATTTCTTTAAGAAATCGGAGAAGGATGATGAATTACTCGCTCATTCTGGTTGTAATAACTCAAATATTTCAGATTTGGATACTAAGTCTGATGATGATAATGATGATCAACCATTTTGTGTTACAAAAGGTGAACCGAATTTATCATCTTTAGCTCAATTTTATTTACGTCATAGAGCTAAGAATGGAAGCTTAGGATATGATAAAGAAATGTTTGAGTATGTTCTAGATAATTTTATCGATGATACCGAGTATATATTTGGTATATTTACAGGTGGGTACATCTATATGGCACCCCATGCGATGGATTATAGAACAGTAATCTTAGTTGGTTCAGGTCCTTCTTTTATAAATAATAAAGATGTTCACATCTCACTATTATCTTATGATGAGGTTGATCTGATCCATAATATAAAACAACGTCAAATGCTATCGCGAAAGATCAAGCGTAAGCAACGTAATATGGTAGTGAAAGAGGCAGATCAAGATAAAGGTGACTTAGTCGCTCATTCTAGTTCTGATCTTTATACTTCACCATATTTAAAGATGGTATTATACATTAAGGTTATATTACAACTTTTTATGGTATTTCTGCCACAATTTACTCTATTCTGTTTTACAGAAGAGAGTACAGAGTTCCTGCAAACTCTTCAACTTTTAGTTGATAAAATGCAGGGTGCTGATGAATCATCTGAAATTTCTTCTGTTGAGGATAGAGTCAACTATCCTAACAAAGTTGAGATTTCAATTAAAGATGGATCATCAGATTCTGATGACTTGTCTGAAGTATGTACTGAAGATGAATCATCACTTTCTAACGATTTATCCTTTAAAATCTCTGATACTGAATCAAGATTGCGATCTCGCATGGAACATTTAGGACTATGCACTATGAGAAATGTTGAGCTTGATTGTATTTTAACTAAGAGAGGTATGGGTCGTTACGAGATCGAACAGCACTACCCAATTAAAAAATTAGAAGTGTGTCCATCAGA